TCAAGTAACTTCTACTTAGGTGGAGGCTCTTACTCGCCTTCTGAGTTACACCTTGAAAGCGGTGCGCTGACAGCGTTTAAAGTCGACGGCTCAGAACGCATGCGCATAGACTCATCAGGCAACCTTGGAATCGGAACGACTTCGCCAGACCATTTATTAGAAGTAGAAACAGCTAGTTCAAGTGTTGCACCAAAATTAGGGTTTAGAAATACACAAGCTGGAGCACAGATAGGGATGCCAGCAAATACAAATGCTTTAGCTTTATATACTGGCGATAATGAAAGACTCCGCGTTGATAGCTCAGGCAACCTGTTGGTGGGTACTACTGATACTTCTTTGTATAATAACGGAGCAGGTGGCAATACAGGAGTAGTTGTTGAACCGTCAGGTACAATTCAACTTGCAAAATCAAATAATATCTGTGCTTATTTAAATAGGCTAGACAGTGATGGTACTATTTTAGACTTAAGAAAAGACGGCACAGTAGTTGGAAGTATTGGTGTTGATTTTGGCGATAGAATGTATATCGGTACAGGAGATACAGCTTTATTTTTTAATTCTACTGTTGATGCTATACAGCCATTTAATACCGCAGGTGGAACTAGAGATGATGTTATAGATTTAGGTTCGTCTGCTGCAAGATTTGATGACATCTATGCAACTAATGGAACTATTCAAACCTCAGACAGAAACGAAAAACAAGATATTGAAGCTCTAACAGATGCAGAAACTAGAGTTGCAGTTGCAGCTAAAGGCTTACTTAAAAAGTACAGATGGAAGTCTGCTGTTGAAGAGAAAGGCGATGACGCTAGAATTCATTTTGGAATCATGGCTCAAGACCTACAAAACGCTTTTACTGCTGAAGGATTAGATGCAGGTGATTATGGTATGTTTATATCAACTACTTGGACTAATGATGATGGAGTAGAGCAAACTAGGTTAGGAGTCAGGTATAATGAACTCTTAGCATTTATTATTGCAGCAATTTAACACAGGAGAATAAAAATGGAATGGAATGTAAAAACAGTTGACGTACACCCTAACGAAGAAGGGCATGATGATGTAATCTATAATGTGCATTGGTCAGTATCTAAAGTAGATGGAGAATACTCTGCATCATCCTATGGCACTCAAAGCATAGATACATCTGATTTATCTAACTTTAAACCTTTTGATGAAGTAACATCAGAGATTGTTCAAGGTTGGGTTATAGACGCTATGGGAGAAGAAGAAGTTGCTAACTTAGAAGCAAATTTAGATTCACAAATAGAAAATGAAAAAAATCCAACTTCAATTACTAAAACTTTAGATTCTTAATATGGAATCATTTTTTGAAATAGTTATACTAATAGCAGTTGTTGGGTTTATAATATATAAAAAGAAACCAGAATGGATTGAATTAGTAAAATCCAAACTTAATAAGTAAGCATTATGGCAGATACCTTTACAACCAACCTTAATCTAACCAAGCCAGAAGTAGGCGCATCTACTAATACCTGGGGTGGAAAAATTAACACAGACTTAGATACTGTTGATGGTATTTTTACTGCAAACGGATCTGGGACTAGTGTTGGCCTTAATGTTGGTAGTGGTAAAACCCTAACAGTAGCAGGAACCCTAACATCCACAGGAACAGCAACATTTACAACTATTGATATTAATGGCGGTTCTATTGACGGAGCAACTGTAGGAGCCAACTCAGCGTCTACAGGTGCATTTACTACTGTATCGACATCTGGTTTAGCTACTTTAAATAGCGTAACAGTAAGCGGTACATCTACCCTAACAACAGTAGATATTAACGGCGGTGCTATTGACGGCACACCAATAGGTGCAAACAGCACATCAACTGTTGCAGCAACAACCGTAACTGCTAGCGGTAATGTAAATACCACAGCAGGAGAATTACAAATTGATGGAACTAATGTATTAGAAAAAATATATCCAGTTGGCTCTATCTACATCAATGCAGCCGTAAGCACAAACCCAGCGACCTTACTTGGTTTTGGTACATGGGTAGCTTTTGGAGCTGGTAAAACTATGGTTGGCCTTGACTCTGGAGATACAGACTTTGATACCCTAGAAGAAACAGGCGGCGCAAAAACACACACATTAACAATTTCTGAAATGCCATCGCATGACCATACATCATTGCATGGTGCTGCTAGTAGCAGTAGTAGACCGTCTGGGTTTACCGCAGTAACAAACTCATCAACACCTAATAACTTTTATGGTGGCACCCCAGACGATCCTTGGGGTTCAAGTAAAACATTGTCTACAGGTAGTGGTTCTGCTCACAATAACTTACAACCATATATAGTTGTATATATGTGGAAGCGCACAGCATAGGGCTAAATATGGCTCTATTTCCAATTACACCCCCAGCAGGAATAGTAAAAAACGGTACTGACTACGCCAACAAAGGTCGTTGGGTAGATGGTGATTTAGTGCGTTTTGAAAATGGTTATTTAAAACCTTTGGGTGGTTGGGTTAAGTTTAAAGATACAGCATTAACTGGCACGCCTATTGGTATGTATTCTTACAAAACCAATAATGGCGAAGAAGTTTTAGCTATTGGTACTAGGTCTAATGTATATATTTTATATAACGATACTTGGTATGACATAACACCAACAGGTTTTATCGGTGATGATGTTATTACATCTACTGGTTATGGTGCATACCATTATGGCGTAGAAGATTGGGGAGACGAGAGAAGCACGTCAGCATTAAACTTTGATACTAAAAGTTTTTCTTTTGATAACTGGGGAGAACATTTGGTTTTTTGTTTTGCAGGAGATGGTAAGTTATATCAGTGGAGGCCAGACGCAGGAAGCGGAAGTCCAGATACTATTGCAACACCAATTACCAATGCCCCGACAGGATGTCAGGCGGTTATTGTAAGCAATGAAAGGCATTTAGTAGCCATAGGCGCAGGTGGAGATCCTAGAAAAATAGCATGGTCTGACAGAGAAGATAATACTAATTGGACATCTACTGCTAGAAATACAGCAGGTGATTTGCAAATACCTACAGGCGGCAAAGCTAACTATGCTATTAAATGGCAAAATGACATTATTATTTTTACCGATGTTGGTATTAACAGACTTTACTATACAGGCTCTCCTTTTGTATACGGTATACAAGATGCGGGTATTAACTGTAAAGCTATAAGCCCAAGGTCAATAGTATCTTCTGGTAGTTTTTTATCATGGATTAGTGAAAACTCATTCTTTTCTTTTGATGGCACAGTCAGAGAGTTAAAGTCAGACGTACACGACTACATCTTTGACAACATACAGGTTAATACACAGCAATCTACATTTGGTACACATAACATAGATTTTAATGAGATATGGTGGTTTTTCCCTGTGGGAGACGTAGACCAACTATCACCTAACAAGTATGTTATATGGAACTATATAGACAATGTTTGGAGTATAGGCTCTATGAATAGAAGTTGTTGGGTAGACCAAGGCGTATTTAATCATCCTTTGTCTTGCGACTCTAATGGCTTTGTATATGAACATGATAAAAGACCCTTGTTTAACTCTCCAAACTTAGGTGACCAAGTTCCATTTGCCACCACAGGACCGCTTGAGATTGGCAATGGCGACAAATTAGCACAGGTTAATCAAATACTACCAGATGAAGAATCCAATAGCTTACCAGGCATTACAATAGGTTTTAAAGGCAAGAACACACCACTGGGTACAGAAACAGACTTTGGTAACTTTACCTTTGAATCAGATGGATATACCGATGCAAGGTTTACAGCAAGACAGGTATCTATGACGGTAACTGGTTCTTTAACTCAAGATTTTCAAGTTGGTAATATAAGATTAGACATAAAAACAAGAGGTAAACGATAATGGATTTATCCTCACAAAGACAGTACATACAGCGTGCAATTAATGTTAAGTATGCTTTTACAGCTACTACACAACAAACTATTTATACTGCACCAACAGGAGATGATTTTGATTTTGCAATTATAAAAAGTTTTTTAGCTTGCGATAATGGTAATCAGCAAACAAATATAAATGTATCTATTACAGACACAAGCTCTAATGAGTTTTTTATTTACAAAGAAAAAAACATATCAGCACACGAAACTATAGAATTACAAAATAATGAGGGTATAACTATACAACAAGGCGAAATTATAAAAGCACAAGTTAACCACGCAAACATACATTTAGTATTAAGTATTATAGAATATGCAAAAGGCGATTAAAAAGTCTTGGAAAGAAGAATGGATTAAGTGCAGGCCTCTTATAGCAAAAGCTATAAAATATCAAGATTCCTATACAATCGATGATATAGAAGCTAAAATAGATGAAGGAATATTCTTATTATGGGCAGGACAAAACTCTGCTTTTGTAACAGAATTTGTAGTATTCCCGCAACACACTGCAATGAATTTATTATTTTGTGGTGGCGATTACAAAGAATTAGAGGTAATGTTGCCACACATAGAAGATTATGCCAAAGCGTGTGGAGTCAAAAGACTCTACGGCGGAGGCAGAAAAGGATGGACTAGGAAACTAAAACATCTAGGATTTGAAACAGAATATCTAATTAGAAAAGACTTATGAGTAAAGGAAAAACAACAACAACACAAGAAGCAACTCTACCAGATTGGCAGAAAGACTTGTATATGGACTACTATCAGCGTGCTAAAGAAGCATCTGATATACCATTTGTAGGTTATACAGGCGATAGATTCGTTGGCATGTCTCCAGAAGAAATGCAAATGGGTGCAGGAATACAAGGATTATTTGGTAGCGCTTTTGGTTATGATCCAACAGGACAGCTACAAGCATTGGCTGGTCAAGCAGCTCCACAAATAGGAGATGTTCAGTCTTTATTAGATGTAGACATAGGTGCATATCAATCACCATATCAACAACAAGTTATAGATCTTGCAATGCAGGATATACAAGAACAATCTGAAATGGCACAACAAAGAGCGCAAGAGGCAGCGATAGGAGCTGGGGCTTTTGGTGGCTCTAGGTCAGCGTTGTTAGAAACAGAAGCTACTAAGCCTTATGCACAGGCTGCCGCAGAAACAGCTGCTGGTTTAAGACAGGCAGGCTATCAGCAGGCGCTGGGCGCGGCGGAGTCAGATATAGCAAGACAACAACAGATGGCCATGCTTGCACCAGAATTAGAGCTAAGAAGCCGTCAACAACAAGCTAATCTATTAAGTGGTTTACTAGGTGGACAACAACAAGCTTTAGGCTTGCTCGGTGGCTACGGTGCTTTATCAAGAGGCTTAGGACAACAAGAACAAGACTTTGCTTTCCAAGAGTTTATGAGAGAGCAGGGTTATCCAGCATACTCATTAGGTTTATTAGGCCAAGGTTTAGGCATGATGCCTCAGTTAGTTGGTCAGACATCAACAGTGCAAGAACAAGCAGGACCAATGGGAGTCCTTGGTGGACTAGCGGGTCTTGGTAGTTCATTAGCATTGAGTAATATTAATCCTTTTAGTGGATTAAGTGGATTATTTGATGGTGGAAAGGTGCAAACATTTGCAAATGGTAGCGTTATTCCTCCTATGCAAAATTTTAATTTTTCACCAGGGGGAATGGTTGGATCGGGCTATCAGTCTGGTCAAGTTAATTTACCAACAAATTTACCAGGATTATTATAATGATATTTGGAAAACCGAAAACACCACTAACACCAGAACAACAACTGCAAAGAAGACAAAACATTGGAGTTGGTTTGGCAGCATTGTCAGAAAGCTTGCGTGGTGGCGATCCTGTTGGTAGGACTCTGGGTTTACAAAAACAGTTTGAGGCTCAACAGCAAAAAGCAGAGCAGGAAGAGTTGCAAGAAGAATTTTTCACAGATCCTAAATATAAAAATATGGCTAAAATCTATGGAATGGAATTTGCTTTTCAACAAAGAGAAGCTGACTCTGAAGCTGAAATGCAAGCACAAAAAAATCAAAAGTTTCTTAATGCTGTAAAAGATACTGTTTATGAAGATATAGCAAATGTAGCTGGTGTTGATTTAGCAAGACAGTCTTATGCACAAAAAGAATTGACTCCAAAAACTGTACCAGCAGACATACAAAAATTAAATCAATTAGCTACATTAAGAGAACAACTTAATCCAAAATCACCATCTTATAACCCAAATTACACAGAAAAACAATTTCAACAAGACGCAAGCATTTTAGGCGTAAGTTCTAATTTATTTTCTGGATCAAAAACAGACTTTATTACAGATTATATGAAGCAAATGAGAACTATGAAAACTACTGTCGGCAAACCTATCTATACAGATGAACAATTAAAAACAATGGCAGAAAGCGCTTACGAACTTATATATCCCCCAACAGAAGAGGGTGAGGACTTAATAAATGTGAAAGATGAAAAGGTTATTAATTTAGGTAACTTAAATAACTTACAACAATAAATGTTAAATGCCAAAATATATTTTTGAAATAGATGGAAAAAAATATAGCGTAACATCTAACGTACAACCAACTAAAGAACAGCTTTTACAGTTAATACAGTCACAACAAGCATCTGAGCCAACAATACAGCCATTAGAAACAAAATCAATTACAGAACAAAAAAATAATTCTATACAAGTTAAAGAACCAGAAAAACTTACTGAAGAAAAAATAAAAAAAGACCAAAACTGGATTGACGCATCAAAAACTATTTATGAGTGGGATTGGCAAAGGAAAAATCCAAACAAAGAAATACCAACTTTAAGCAATGAGGGATATTCTGAATTTGGTTTAGAGTATGGCGGAGGACTTGCTTTTAGTGATGTTGATTTAATAAGAGAGGGTCAAGCCATAGGTAATGCTACAGACAATCAAAAGCAAGCTTTTGTAAATATAATGGATATGTATGATGCTAAAGCTCCAAGTTTAGCAGGAGCTGGTAGAGCTTTTAAAAATATATTAAACCCATTAGAAAGTCCAACAACTTATGTGGGATTTGGTGCGGGCAAACTGGCATCCACAGGAACAAAACAACTTGCAAAAAAACAGCTTAAGGAAAGTATTTTAAAATCATTAGTTACTAGTAAGCCAGGTAGATATGCTTTAATTGGATCTGCTGAGGGCGGTGCTTATGGTGGTGCTTATGATGTTGCTAGACAAAGAGCGAGAATAAGAGCAGAGGCACAGAAAGAATACAAACCTAAAAGTATAGCTCAGGCATCAGGTATAGGAACGTTTTTTGGCGGAGCTTTTGGCGGTACTTTGGGTGTAATAGGCAATGCGATTGAAAAAAGAACTAAAAAGAAAAATCCAATCTTATCATTGCCAGCACCAGAAAAAGAAGCAGGCTTATTAAAAAAGGCTATACCAGAAACAGAATCTATAATAAAAACAACACAAGATGTTATTGAAGAAGCGCAAGTGGTGTCTCCTAAAATAACTAAGGAAATACAAGAAATTGTAAAACCAACAAAACCTGTAAATGTAATTGCAGATAGAGATTTTGGAATTGTAGGAAAAATACCTTACATGGGAAATGTTTATAAAAATTTAAGCAATAATATTTTAAATAAAATACAAGCAAAAACTTTACGTTTTTCTACACTGGGAGATTTGCTAGATCAACCAACATATCTCGGTACAAAAGGTTTGTATATGGGCAAAATAGATCGCACAGGTGAATTAGCAAAAAATGTTTTTAAAACATTTAATAAATTAACGCCAGAACAAAATAAACCAGTTTATGAATTTTTAACTGGTAATAGAATTTTAGATGATGTTCCAGAAAATTTAAAAGATAGCGCAATAGATTTAAGGAGAGGGATAGATACAGTCTCAGAAATACTAGAAGAAAATAACTTACTTACAAAAGAGGTGATGGAAGAAAATTATGGCACATATTTACCAAGACTATTTTTAAAATATTTTAATAAGAATAGTGGATCAATGGGTTATCTTAAACAAAGAAAAGACCTTGATAAAGCTACAAAAGAATTTTTAGGAGAAATTGAAGACGTTGGTTTGTTGGCTGCTAAAGCAATAGAAGATCCTATAAGTGATGTAGTAAAACTTGGGTTCTTTAAAGAAATATCTCAAAATCCTAATTGGGCGGTACAAGATACTTTAGTTCCATTTAGAGGAAAAAACATAGGCGTTTTTTATGCTAAGTCAGAAGCAGATAGAATAACCCAAGAAGTCGCTGATGGATTAAGAAATAATCCCAAAAAAGCTATGCAAATAGTAAATGATTTAAACGAATCAATTAATACGGCTGGAGAAAGAATAGCAAAAATTGATAAAAATAAATTTAAACAAATACCAAATCAGAAAAAATATGGTGAACTTAGAGGGGCGTACATCAGAACAGAAATATACGATGACCTTATTGGTGCTACGCAAGCTGCTACAGATATGGTAGATAATTTTAGCAGAAAGGGAAAAGAGTTTACAAAAATTTGGAAAACATTAAAAGTTCCATTAAACCCACCGTCAGTTGCAAGAAATTTTATTTCTAATTTAGTGCTTTTAAATTTATCTGGAGTCTCATATACAAGGATGCCTTTAAGAATGTTTCAAGCGTTAAAAGAAATTATTACTGATGGTAAATATTACAAAATAGCTAAAGAAAAAGGCATTGCTTCTACGACTTTTAGCAAACAAGAAATGGTGCAAATAAATAGAATGTATAAAATTGTCAAAGCACAAAAAACAAAAAACTGGATGGATCAAGCAGATCGTATTACTTCTGGTATTTTAAATTTTGCAGGAGATTCTTATGGATTTATTGAAACATTTGGTAAAATTATAAAAATTATAGACGATATGGAATCTGGTAAAAATGCTGAAACAGCTGTATATAATGCACAGAAAACTTTATTTGATTATTCTTTAGTCCCACCAAGATTAAAACAAGCTAGACAAAGTCCTTTTGGATTGCCTTTTGCTACATTTCAATACAAAGTTGCACCTTTTCTTTTAGAAACATTTATAACACACCCAGAAAGATATGTTAAATATATGGCAATACCAGCCATAGCTGCTACTGCTTGGAAAAAACAAAACCAAGATATGACGCAAGATGATTTAGAAACTTTAAAAGAAACTTTGCCAAATTATTTAAGAGACGGTGGTAGCGCATTGGTCTTGCCCTACAAAGATGATGAGGGGAGATGGCAGTTTTATGATTATTCTTACAGTATGCCATGGGGTTTTTATACTGGCATAGGAAACAAAATAGCATCTGCGAAACCTGGAGAAGCTGCTGATGATGTTATTGGTTTATGGGGGGGGCCTGGTTTAAATTTAGCAACAGCAATTACAACAAACAAAGATCCTTTTACAAACAGAGATATAGTTGATACATCAGGAAAGCCAGTTGACCAAGCTGCTGATATGTTAAATTATTCAGCAAGATTGTTAGCGCCTACATGGCTTACTGACCAAGGTTTTGCTGGTAAAATGTATGAAGCTGTTACAAAAGAACCAAATTATTATGGCGATCCAACTATAACAAAACCACAAGCATGGTGGAGGCTGGTGGGTCAAAATATCTACCCAGTAGATCCAGAACAGTCAAGAGACACTAATTTATATTTTAAAAATAAAGAAATATTAGATTTACAAAGTTATTACAGAAAAAAAATAAGAGAAGCTGATTTAAGAGGCGATCAAAATGAGGTTAATAAATTAGAAAAAGAAGCAGAGGTAAGAATAAATTTATTAGCCGATGAATTTGTAGAATACGAAGCGCAATCAAAAATACCTGAACGATTAAAAAGGCAACCACAATAACCCTATGCCACGCCAATCAGAAAGAGTTGGCCGTTCTGGAGAATACTTAGTAGCCTCGCTACTTTCTTTACACGCAGATACTGTGACGATAGTTCCACACAGTGCGGAGGCAGACATCATCTTTGATGTTGACCATACGCTATACAAGTGCCAGGTTAAAACACAATCTAAAATACAAACACACAGAGTATCATGGCAGTTTGATTTTAGGCGTGGTGCTTTTACTAAAAGAAGGCAATATGATAAAGATGCAATAGATGTTTATGCCCTAGTTGCTTTAGGTCCACAAAAAGTTGTCTTCACTTTTGCAGACGGAAAAAAACAGATGTCCATTAAAGACAAAGAGATGCAAGCGATGGACTCGCTTAAAAATGTAGAAAACCTATTTAAAGAGCTTCGATGTCAACAGACACTTTAGGTTCTTCGTAATGCTTTACAGAGTTCATACCCAAAGATATTAGATATTCAACCACCTTATGTGGTTCTTTCTGTTCGCTCTTACAAAAATCCTTAAACTTTTTAGCAAGATGTTTGTTTATATATACAGGCTTTCTTCCGTTTCTTTCGTTCAAGATACGATCATCAAACTCATATAAATTCATAGCTACCTCATTTTTATAGAGAAATCTCTACTGAATAGTCTCCTATATTATTACCTTTTGCATCTGTTCCGTAAACCATTTGTAATTCAAGGTCAATAAAGTGTTTGGCTTTTAACAAGTCAGTCACCCTATCTTGTTTCTCTCCTTTACTTCTGGTTATATACTTTAAACAACTACCTAAGTTATAAGACAGGTTGTTAGCATATATATAATCTATAGGTTGTATCTTGGATTGCTTGTAATGCGTTCCAGCTACTTGGTTATTGGTTGCAAGCCTATCTATTGCTTGATCCCATTCCTCTTCAGTTCCTAAGTTAGTATGTGCGTATACTGTTTTATTCATCATCAATTTCTCCCAAATTTTATTAAAATATTACTTGATAATTAGTAATAATGGTTTATTATAAACAAAAATATTAATAAAAGGGAAATTTATGGAAATATTAGAAAAGAATTTTGACATATCAAAT